CTACACCAACTTTACAAATATGATTATCAAAAGTTTATTGAGTATAACATCAAAGACGTTGAACTTGTAGAAAAACTTGAAGACAAGATGAAGTTGGTTGAACTGGCGTTGACTCTTGCATATGATAACAAGGTAAACTATGATGATGTGTTCACGCAGGTTCGTATGTGGGATGCCATTGTTTATAATCATCTGAAGAAAAAGAATATCGTTATCCCTCAGATGAGGGCTGGCGAAAAGAAAACACAGTATGAAGGTGCATATGTCAAGGATCCGATTCTTGGTATGCATAACTGGGTGGTTTCGTTTGACTTGAACAGTCTGTATCCTCACTTGATTATGCAGTATAACATCTCGATGGAAACATTGGTCGAGCCAACTAAACATTCTATTGAGATGCGCAACACAGTTCGAGAGGGCAAAGTCAGCGTCGAGAACATGTTACATCAGCAGGTTCGTTTGGAGTATCTAAAGAATGTTGGCGTGACCGTAACTCCTAACTGTCAGTTCTTCAGCGTCAAAAAGCAAGGTTTAATGCCTGAGATTATGGATAGCATGTACAAAGATCGTACACGCTATAAGAAGTTGGCAATTGAAGCCAAGAAGAAAATCGAAACTGTTCTTGAAGATAAGAATCAAGTCGAGTATCTTGAGAAGCAGGTTGCGCGATACAACAATCTTCAGTTGGCTAAAAAGGTCACGCTGAACTCTGCTTACGGTGCACTGGGCAATCAATACTTTCGTTTCTTTGATACTCGTATCGCTGAAGGCATTACTACAGCAGGTCAGTTGTCTATTCGTTGGATTGAAAAGAAGATTAACGAATACATGAATGAATTGCTCAAGACTCAAGATATAGATTATGTGATTGCTTCTGATACTGATTCGATCTATATCAATATGGGTCCATTGGTCGACAAACTTTATCCAAACGTAACTGATACAAAGAAAGTTATCAAGTTCATGGACAAGGTATGCGAGCAAAAGTTCCAGCCATTTATTGATGCATCTTATCAGGAACTTGCTGAGTGGGTGAATGCATATCAGCAGCGCATGGAAATGAAGCGCGAATCTCTTGCCGACAAAGCAATCTGGACTGCCAAGAAGCGATATATTCTAAATGTTCATGACAGTGAAGGCGTTGCGTATGCCAAACCTAAACTCAAAATTATGGGTCTTGAGGCAGTGAAGTCTTCAACTCCTGGCGCATGTCGAACAAAAATTAAAGAAGCAATTAATATTATCATGACGAAAACGCAAGATGAACTTCATGAATTCATTGAACAATTTCGAGAAGAATTCAAAAACCTTCCAATTGACGCAATTGCATTTCCAAGAAGCGTGAATGGATTGGGCGAGTATACTGATACTGCTAGCATCTTTAAGAAAGGAACTCCAATTCATGTGAAGGGTGCGCTTGTGTTCAATCACTTTCTAAAAGCACATAAACTTACCAAGAGATACCAACTAATTCAAGAAGGTGAGAAGATTAAATTTATCTATCTGAAACAACCAAACTTCTTCAATAATAATACTCTTGCGTTTATTTCAGAATTGCCAAAACAATTTGATGCCGATCAATTTATTGATTATGATACACAATTTGAGAAATCATTTCTTGAGCCTCTTGATATTATACTTTCTTCTATCAATTGGCAATCTGAGAAAGTTGATTCGCTAGATTGCTTTTTTACATAAAATATGGTACAATACAATATATCCAAATGGAGAAATACAAATGAGCCTACTCGATAAACTAAAGAAAAATTCTACAATTGCTGATACAGCAATTCTTGCCAAATCAAAGTTCTTTGCAGCAAAGGATATGATTCAAACTTATATTCCTGTCGTAAATGTTGCATTCTCTGGTGATTTGGACGGCGGCTTCACTCCTGGTCTCACGATGTGGGCTGGTCCGAGCAAGCATTTCAAGACTGCGTTCAGTCTCTTGATGGTTAAGGCATATCAAGAAAAATATTCAGACGCTGTCGTTTTATTTTATGATTCAGAGTTTGGTACTCCGCAAAACTATTTCACTTCGTTTGGTATTGATACAGATCGCGTTGTTCACACTCCAGTTACTGATGTTGAACAATTGAAGTTTGATATTATGAATCAACTTGGTCAGATTGAACGTGGTGAGCGAGTGATGATTGTTGTTGATTCGATTGGCAACCTTGCTTCGAAGAAAGAAGTTGAAGATGCGCTTGAGCAAAAGTCTGTCGGTGACATGACTCGTGCAAAGCAAATCAAATCCCTGTTCCGTATGGTGACACCACACCTCACCCTAAAAGACATTCCGATGGTCGTAGTAAATCATACCTATAAAGAGATAGGTCTGTATCCCAAGGATATTGTCGGTGGCGGAACAGGTTCCTATTACTCAGCCGATAACATCTATATTCTTGGACGACAACAAGAAAAAGATGGTGCTGATCTAATTGGATATAACTTCATCATCAATGTGGAGAAATCTCGCTATGTTCGCGAAAAAGCTCGTATCCCTGTCACAGTTCGTTTCGATGGTGGCATTAGTAAGTACAGTGGTCTTTTGGATATGGCACTTGAGTCAGGTCATGTGACCAAGCCAAACGTTGGTTGGTATGCAAAAGTAAATACACAAACTGGCGAGGTTGAAGGAAAGAAATGGCGCGCTGCAGATACTGAATGCGATGAATTCTGGGACAGCATTTTGAATGATGCATCATTTAAAGAATGGGTGCGTAATAATTATCAATTTAGTTCTGCAATTGCAAACACAGCCAACATGATCGAGGAAGACGATGTTTGAAGAATTGATGGCTAAACTTCAATTTTGGAAAGCAAAGAATTTCGTAGTGTTGGATAAGCACTACGAATTCATGCTAGATTTATCCAATAAAGAGGCAATGACAATTCGACTGCTCAAAAAATACCCTGGAGTTATTATTGAGTATTCAAACATTCATATGTCAACTGAAAATCAAATGGCATTTGATATTGACGTAATTGCAAATCCAAATTTATGTAACACTAAAACAAAAAAGTTTCACGACTTTACTGCAGCGATTTTTCGTAGTATACTAATTGGATCATTAGAGCACGCGAAGGAAAACAATGAAAACGGAAACACTGATACTATCGAATCTGATACGGAACGAAGCCTTCATGAGGAAATCCCTCCCGTTCCTAAAGAGCGAGTATCTAACCGAAAGCCACGAAAGAAAACTGTTCGAAGAAGTAAAAAACTTCATTCTGAAGTACAACAATCTGCCTCCGACAGCAGCACTGGAAATAAGTCTTAAAGAATCTACCAAACTCTCTGAAGGAGAGTTAAATAAGGCTCTGGATTTGCTGAAGGAGATAGCAAATGACAAAACAGAGCAACAACTTGGCTGGTTACTTGATACAGCGGAAAAGTTCTGTCAAGAAAAAGCGGTCTACAACGCTATCATGGATTCCATTCAGATTCTGGATGGGAAAGATCAAAACCGTGGGAAAGGAAGCATTCCTGCTCTGCTTTCTGATGCTCTGGGGGTTAGTTTCGATCCTCACATTGGTCATGACTTTTTGGATTCTTACGCTGATCGGTACGATTTCTATCATCGTATCGAAAAAAGAATACCATTTGATCTGGAATACTTCAACAAAATTACTAAGGGAGGACTTCCGCAAAAGACCCTTAACATTGCTCTTGCAGGTACTGGCGTCGGCAAGTCTTTGTTTATGTGTCATGTGGCTGCTTCTTGTTTGACACAAAACTACAATGTTCTGTATATCACTCTTGAAATGAGTGAAGAAAAAATCGCTGAGCGTATCGATGCAAATATTTTGAACGTGTCGCTTGAAGATCTTATGAACATGCCGAAAGATATGTATGAAAAACGCATGGGCAAACTCAGAGAACGTGTGAAGGGTAAATTAATTATAAAAGAATATCCAACTGCGTCTGCGAACCCTGCTCACTTTCGTGCATTGATTAATGATCTTGCTTTGAAGAAAAACTTTCGTCCTGATATTATTTTTGTTGACTATCTAAACATCTGTGCGTCTGCTCGAATCAAAGCAGGTGCGAATGTAAATAGTTACACATACATCAAGGCGATTGCTGAAGAACTTCGTGGTCTTGCAGTTGAGAACAATGTTCCAATTGTGTCAGCCACTCAAACGACTCGATCTGGCTTCAGCAATTCTGATCCAGGTTTGGAAGATACTTCCGAGTCGTTTGGTCTACCTGCTACAGCAGACTTTATGTTTGCATTAGTCAGCACTGAAGAACTTCAGCAATTGAATCAATTACTTGTAAAACAGTTGAAAAATCGATATAATGATCCAAATCTTCACAAGCGATTTACAATTGGAGTTGATCGAGCCAAAATGAAACTTTATGATCTTGAACAAAAAGCGCAAGATGCTGTGATGCAAGAAGCAGAATCAAAACCAGTCTTTGATCGTGGTCGTAGCACAGATAAGTTTAAGAATCTTAAAGTGTAATGAAACTTGAGAAAATAGAGAAAAAGATACAAAAGCTGACTCAGTCATGGGTGGGCGAGAAACATATTCCCTCTATTGTTCGTAGTTTAAATAAATCTTTTGTTAAGACTATAGTTTATTTTACTTCCTCACGATATGAAGAAGAGTTTTATGACGATCATTCAGTAATAGTATCTGGTCAATATTGCCCAAGAATTCTATCAGCCATTCCAGAGAACATTTTAATAACTCTATCATTTCCTGCCGATAAAAAGAGGGCGATTATCTCTAAAAAGTGTGCGAACAATCTGGCTGTTAAGATTATTCGAGCCATTCACCATGAATATCGCCATAAGCACCAGCAGCGTGGACGAGGATATGTCCAAACGAAACAATACAAGACTAAAAAGACTGACAAGAATCGATTTAAATTAGAATATTACGGGAATCCAGACGAGATAGATGCCCATGCTCACGAAACTCAGGCAGAGCGACTGGATATAAATAAGTTACGGAAGGCACATAAGATTGGCTGGAGAGAATCTGAAGCCCTGTTTATGTATCGTTTACACTTCCGAAAACGAGATCCCAGAATCTGGAAACGATTCTTAAAAAAGGTATATAAATCTAATGAAGAAGTTCAGAGAGTATCTAAAAGAGCAGGAAACACAAAGCAGCATTCATGACTTTATGGGTTACTGCAAGGATAATTTGGGTATTGCTGAACTCCCTAAACTTGTCTTGATTGATGATAAGACCGTTGCAAGAGATAACACGAGTTTTGGTGGATATTCTCCTTCGGAAAAGACGATTCACTTAAATATTGGTGGTCGTCATCTTGCTGATGTTCTTCGTACGCTCGCTCATGAATTAGTACACCACAGACAGAATGAAGATGGTATACTACATAATTATGCTGGTGAAACTGGCAGCGAGTTTGAGAACGAAGCAAACAGCAAGGCTGGCGTTATTATGAGAAATTATGGTAAATCAAATCCTGCAATCTATGAGGAAGTGCAGTATTAATTATTGAGGCTTTATGACTACATTTGTGACTGGTGGTTTGGGATTTATTGGTTCTAATTTTGTAATCTCTCACCTAAAAAAATATCCAAGCGATGAGATTGTCGTTATTGACAATCATTCTTATTCCGCAAATGGATCAAATCTAAATGGTTATTGGGAAGACTGGCGTGTGAACGTCAAGTCTATTGACATTCGCAATCTAGAGTTTCTTGACAACTTATATAAACAATATGAACCAGAAATTACGTTTCACTTTGCTGCTGAGTCTCACGTTGATAATTCTATTGCTGGTGACGATCAGTTCCTCAGCACTAATATTAATGGCACTCACAACATTCTAAAGTGCATCAAGAAGCATGGCGGAAAACTTATCCATGTTTCGACTGATGAAGTATTTGGTTCTCTTGGTCATGAAGATTTTGGTTTTAAAGAAAACACGCCATACAATCCTCGCAATCCGTATTCTGCAACAAAAGCAGCCAGCGATCATCTAGTTCGTGCTTATGTCAACACACATAACATTGAAGCAATCGTAACCAATTGCTCAAACAACTATGGTCCTCGGCAACATGCTGAAAAGTTTATCCCAACAATCATTCGTCACATCAAGAATAATACACCTGTTCCATTGTATGGTACTGGTCAAAATGTTCGTGACTGGCTTTTTGTTGAAGATCATTGTGATGCACTATTAACCATCGGTGCAAACTTTAAATCTGGTGAGAGATACAATATTGGTGGTGGTGTTGAGATGAGTAATCTTGATATGATCACAACCATTCTCGATTTAATGGGTAAGCCAGTGAATATGTATCAGAACTGGATTAATTATGTTCCTGATCGTAAGGGTCATGATTTTAGATACTCGATGAATAGCACAAAGATTCGTAGAGAACTTGGATGGGAAGCCAAAACACGATTAGTTGACGGTTTAGAAAAAACTTTGGAGTGGTACGCATGAGAAAAGGAATTATTCTTTCAGGTGGATTAGGCACTCGTTTATATCCATGCACCAAGGTCATATCAAAACAGTTGCTTCCAGTCTATGATAAGCCACTTGTTTATTATCCAATCTCTACATTGATGATGGCTGGTATTCGTGATATTTTGATTATCACATCACCTGCTGATCGTGCGCCATTTGAGAATTTAATTGGCGATGGTTCACAATGGGGATTAAAAATCTCTTATGAAACACAGTTAGAACCAAAAGGCATTGCTGAGTGTTTTCGTATTGCTGAGAAATGGATTGGCGATGACGACGTAACACTCATTCTTGGGGATAATATTTTCTATGGCAATGAACTGATCAATCGCTTCAATCGTGCTGCCAACAATCACAGGGGGTGTACATTGTTTGCATATCACGTTGCCGATCCAGAAAGATTTGGTGTAATTCAACTCGATTCAAATGGTGATCCAAAAGCAATTATTGAAAAGCCACAAGTTGCTCCAAGCAATTATGCAGTTACTGGACTTTACTTTTACGATAATAAAGTGGTAGATTATGCATGGCAAATTTCACCTTCTGCAAGAGGTGAACTTGAAATCACCGATATTAATAATCTTTACATGAAAAATCACGATTGTACTATTGAATATTTGAATCGTGGTATTGCTTGGATTGATACAGGTACATTTGAGTCGCTATCTGAGGCATCAACTTTTGTCGGATCTGTACAACGAAGAACAGGCATGATGATTGCTTGTCCAGAAGAAATAGCGTATAATAATGCTTGGATCACCGAACATGAAGTTCGGCGTTCTGCTGATAAGTATAGCAAGTCTGATTACGGTAAATATCTTGGTCAAATTTTGAGGATGAAATAATGAGTGATGTGACAACAATGATTCAACAATTGGTGGCGACTGTTGGGACGCCAAAATTTGCATATAATTGTAAAGAATTCAATCCAGAAAAAGACACTGTGTTTTATTCTGGTCCTTATTGGGACAATAACGAAGTTGAGGCTGCACTTGAGGCATTCTTAACTGGTCGTTGGCTTGTTTCTGGTGAGCATGTAGCCAAGTTTCAAGTTCAATTTGGTCGCCGTTTTGGCACCAAATTCAATCACATGGTCAACTCTGGCTCCTCTGCAAATCTAGCAATGGTTGCTGCACTCAAGAAAAGGTTTGGTTGGAAAGATGGATCAGAAGTAATCGTCTCACCAGTTGGGTTTCCAACAACGATTGCTCCGCTTGTTCAGCATAATCTAAAACCTGTTTTTGTTGATATTGAATTTGAGACTCTAAACTTCGATGTTACAAAGATTGAAGAGCGAATTAACGAAAATACGGTTGCAATCTTCGTTTCACCAGTTCTTGGTAATCCACCTGATATGGATTTCCTTGCCGATCTTTGCGATCGCCATAAACTCAAGTTGATTGGTGATAACTGTGATAGTCTTGGTACAAAGTGGGACGGAAAAGAATTAACAGATTATTATTATGCATGGTCGACTTCATTTTATCCTGCGCATCATATCACAACTGGCGAAGGTGGAATGGTAAGTACAAATGACGAAGAACTCATTGATTTGGTGCGTTCAATCAGTTGGTGGGGTCGTGATTGCCATTGTGTTGGTTCAGCAAATCTTCTTGCTTGCGGCACATGCGGAAATCGTTTTGATAAGTGGCTTGAAGGATATAATGGAGTCATTGATCACAAATACTATTTTACGAATATGGGATATAATCTCAAACCACTTGACCTACAAGGTGCAATTGGCATTGAGCAGTTGAAGAAGATTGATGAGATTGACGTCAAGCGTCGACTTCACTTTCAGAGAATTAAGAGTCTATTCTATCGTAATGTTTCTGGAGTAAGAGCAGCAAGTAATCTTGATAAGGCTGATCCATCGTGGTTCGGCGTCCCACTTATTACAGACACACCAGAACTCAAAGAGAAACTTCAGGCATTCTGCGAGGCGAATCGAATTCAAACTCGCAATTACTTTGCTGGAAATATTCTCTTACATCCTGGATACAAACATCTCGACGATGCTTCTAAATATCCAAACGCAAACAAGGCGCTCAGCAATGTATTTTTTGTTGGATGCCCACCGCATTACGGTGATAAGGTTTGGGAATATTACGAGAGTGTGCTTGCAAAATGGCAATCGTAAACGTCTTTGGAGGTAATGGATTTGTTGGTTCAGAGTTTGTTCGAACCACAAAAACGCCATGGATAATTAATGATCGAGACAATTACGAAGTACGTTCTGCTGACTGTGTTTATTTTATCAGCACTGTCGATAATTATAATGTGCAGCGTGATTCTCTTCTAGACATCAACACGAACCTTGTGGTTCTGATGAAGGTTCTGGATAGTTATCGTAGTTACATTCAAAAGACTGGACAGATAGGTTGTTTTAATTTTATCAGTTCTTGGTTTGTTTATGGACAGGATTCTGGGTTTGGCGCAGGTTCTCGTGGGATTCCTGAAACAGATCCATGCGATCCGAAGGGGTTTTATTCGATTACAAAACGATGCGCCGAGCAGTTGCTTATGTCTTACTGCGAGACGTTTAATCTAAACTATCGCATTTTGAGGTTAGCAAATGTAT